CAGGCAGACAGATTCCCGGTGGGACCTTAGTATAATTCACGATGGCATCCCCCCTGACGATGTGCTGGCGGTCATCTCTTTATATGATGACCCTCGTATAAAATTTAATTATACTGAAAAGGTAAATGGAGCTTGGGGACATCCCAATAGGGATAGATCATTAAGGAAATTAGTGCTTAACCATAGTGACTTTGTGTTGTTAACGAATGATGATAACATATATGTTCCTAACTTTGTAGAGTATTTTTTGAGAGAATGTAAAAAGCCGCGTACCGGGTTTGTTTATTGTGATACGTTACATTCTCACTTCAATTATAATATTTTAAAAACAGAACTGAAAGAACATCATATTGACATGGGCTCTTTCATCGTAAAACTGGATGTAGCAAGGAAGGTAGGGTTTAATTATAGACATTTCTCCGCAGATGGAGTGTATGCCGTGGAGTGTGTAAAATATTGCAGACAACGCCAGCTTTCCGTAAGGTATATCCAGAAATGTCTTTTCATCCATAATTGATAAAGTACTGATAATTAATCAGTTGTATAAATTATAAAAATGGAATAAGGACAGAGTATATATCTAAAAAAAGGTATAGAAAATGAATCATCTTGCTCTCTTAAAGCGATATCACAAAGAAGTTGATCCTCAGATATTATCTCAATACAAGGATGCTCAAAAGAGCGTATGGGTGAATACTGATGATTCTATTAATGGGAAAAAAACAGATAAGGACATTGATCCTATTGAAATAAAACTTCCCGATCCTCCCGATCCACACCTGATAGATAATTTTGGACTGCCTGCCCGGGAACAAAAGTGGCATCCCCCGAAGCTGCCTAAAAGGTTAAAAGAGCTACATGCAAGGTACGAGACTCTTGATGAGATATGGGAGAAGATAGAGGCGAGCCAAGACATCTATGAAGATGAGATAAAATTTATTCAGACACAATGGGACAGAAGGCTTAACGGATATTGGTTTTATAACAACGGGGTGCCTACATACATTGACGGATGGCAGTATTTCTATTGTGGATGGTGGAGTATTGATGTGGGACTGCCAAAGTACAGGGACAGGGGCAGGCGGTTCTTTCTCTTTGCCAGAAAAATATTTACCGAGACCATAGCTCCCCGATGCAACCAGAACGGTATTGCTATTAAGAACGACAAGGGCGAGTATGACTTTATTGATTTTGTTCGAAGGGTGTTCTTTGGCTTTAACTACCCCAAGCATAGGAGGGAGGGTGCTACATATAAGGCCGAGTGCATCAATTACGAGATAATAAGCAGGACAATGGGTGCTTTTGGTGGTATTCAGTCCATGAACGATACACAGTCGCGCAAATGCTTTCTGAGACACCTTGTATCACCATGGAAGAAACTACCGTTCTTCTTTAAGCCTAGCTATGAAGGGTCAACATCTCCTAAGACAGAGTTATCATTCTCTCCTCCGGCAAAAAGGCTCTCTTCAAAAGGCTCATTGTCCACATCTGAGCTAGGACTTGAATCAGGCATTAACTATGAGATAGCCGATCCGTCTGCTTATGACGGTGACAAGCTGTATTTCCATCACGATGATGAGGTGGGGAAGCTGAAAAAAGGGCTCTCTTGCTGGGATAGACACACCGTTGTAAAGGAATGTCTTGTCATGGGAGGTGATATAGTAGGGTACACTATCAAGACATCCACGGTAGGAGAGATGGAGAAAGGAGGGGGGCGGGCCTTTAAGCATCAGTGTAAGATGAGTAACTATTATGAGCGTAACCCTAATGGACAGACACGATCAGGGCTGGCGGTACTTTTCATCCCTGCTTATGATGGGTTACAGGGATTCATTGATGAATATGGGATGAGTGTTATTGACACCCCGACAGAACAGCAATCCGAGTACATAAAAAGAGATATAGGAGCAAGGGAATTTTTGCTTGGCACCAGGAAAGGATATATTGATGCGGAAGATCAGGAAGCATTATCAGAGAACATAAGGCTCTATCCTATCCGGTTTGCAGAGTGCTTCCGTACAGCAGCTAAGTCATCAGGGTTTAACATGAATAAACTAGAGAACTATATTGATGAATTGACCTTTTCCAAACAAGCGATAGTGACAGGCAACTTTGTATGGAAAGACAATATAAGAGACTCAAAGGTAATCTTTGTAGAAAACCCACAGGGCAAATTCCAAGTAAGCCATCAGCTAAATGATAAAGAGTCCAATAAAAAGATATGGAGTGATGATGAAGAATTATGGAAGCCGGGTAATTCTTATTGGGGTGTGGCAGGAGGCGACCCATTTAAGTTTAACAAGACAGAGGGTAATCGCAAATCGAAGGGGGGAGGAGCAGTTGTTCGGAAAGGGCAGCTAAGGGACGGTGACTTTCGTATGAAGCGTAAGTTTGTATGCATATATGCTCAACGTACTTTCGACAAAGATATCTATGGAGAAGATATGCTTATGATGTGTCTTTACTTTGGAGTGCCTATGTTTCCAGAGATAGATTTTCCTTTCCTTTGGGATTATTTTGACGGGAGAGGATATGGAGGGTTTTTGCTCTACCGGATAGACCCAAAGACCATGCGTATCAACAACACACCGGGAGAGAATGCTAATAAGGTCAAGCAGGACATCTTCACAGAGTACATGACATGGATAGAGAACGAGGCTGATGAGGAGACGCATATCGAGGTGCTGGAGGAGTGTAGGGATATTGACGGGCCGGAGGATATGACTAACTATGACTTATTTACTGCCGGAGGATATGCGCTACTCGGCACCCGTGGCATATATGACACCGTGCAAAAGCTCAATGAGAAGGAATTTGTGCTTGATGATTTTCTCCACAAGCGTACATACAGTCCGATTAGAAATTAGTAACTTTGTTCAAAATATTTCTAAGAGATGGCATTATCGCTTTTAAAATATGGATCAGGGAACTATCCTTTCCCAAGAGATCAGATAAATCCAAAGGATAAAAACGAAGAGTGGGGTAAGAAGTGGTGTGAAGCCATGTATGCCAGATGGAAATCAGGGAGGACAGCCATCCCATACAGTCAGGTAGCAGAGATACAAGCACTCAGGGCTCTTGCCGATGGCAGGCAGAGCCCCCTCAAATATCAAAAAATACTTTTAGATGCGAGTGAAGATGGTTCAGACCTCACAGGGTATATGAACATCAGCTGGGAGGTATATTCTGTTATGCCTAAATTCCTTCGTGTGGTGGAAGGCATGATGGAGCAGACCGATCATCAGGTAATAGCTACAGCCGTTGACCCCTCCAGCACCGATGAGAGAGAGGATGCCAAGCTCGACATGGAATATCGCATGAAGTACAAAGAAGCTTTGCAGTACATTGAGCAGGGGCTCGGTATTGACAGGTCAAACGAGTACATCCCTGAGACAATGGAGGAGCTAAATCTGTACGAGGGAGCAGGAGGGTTTAAGTTGGCAAAAGAGACAGAGATAGAGCAGGGGCTTGACTACACGTTCTACATATCAGCATGGAAAGAGATTAAGAAGAAGATAATTCGGGATTTTTGTGTCATCAACTGTGCTGGGACGAAAGACTATGTTGACCCGTACACATCCAAAGTAAGGATAAGATATGTTGACCCTGCCGTGTTCGTAGGGCAGTATTCAAAGCATTGGGATCATAAAAATATGGAATACGGAGGCGAGATCATACAGGTGCTTATCTCAGACCTTCGTAAACAAAACCCAGAGATTGAAGAATCGGTGTTGTTGGAGCTTGCAAGAAGCTACAGTGGAAAGGGAGGGAATGTAGCACTTAATGAATTTAATTATAACGAGCAGACGCAGATAGGTAATTATGATGGGTTCCTTGTAGATGTCATGGATGCTGAGTGGATGTCAGTAAACAGCAAATACATGACTAGCCGTAACACTAAATATGGTTCTAAATTGCTATATGAGGAGAAGTGGGGAAAGGTATATGACACTGACACCAGAAAGACAGATAAGTACGACATCAAAGTTGTTTATAAATGCAAGTGGATAATAGGTACTGACTATACTTATGATTTCGGACTGCAATACGATGTTCCAAGACCGGGGAAGAAAGAAGTTGAACTATCATTCCATCTCTATAAACTGCCTTACAGGTCATTGGTAAGTCTTTCAGAAAACCACCTTGATCAGATGGCTCTCGCCTTCTATAAGCTGCAAAACGCTATTGCTATGGCAGCACCTTCAGGTCTCTCCCTAGAGTTTTCTTCAATAAGTAATATGAATCTGGGAGGAGGGAAACTAAAACCCCTTGAACTGTTAAAGATAAGAAGACAGACAGGAGATTTTATTTACAAAGCTACAACTCATCAGGGAATACCAAACACAGGACGCGTACCATTACAGGAATTAGAAGGAGGAATAGGAGCCCAGCTAAATGAGTTTCTGACAATATTTGAGTTCAACACCAATGCTATCAGGGAGCTGACAGGGATAAATAGGATCGCAGATGCCTCAGACCCCAACCCCGAACAGTCAGTAGGAGGATCAGAGATAGCCATAGCAGCAACAAACAATGCTCTCAGGCCTATCTATAGCGCATACCTTAACCTTAAAGAGAGATCAGCAAAGAACATATCGCTCAGACTACAACTGCTTATAAAACATAACAAAGAGGCATATAAGGGATATATGCCAGTGATAGGCAGGATAGGGGTACAGGTGATAAGCGTAGGGGCAGATGTTGTTGATGCTGATTATTACATCAAATATGAGGCTAAGCCTACCGATAAGAGAAAAGAATCTATCAAAGAGGCTGCAATCAAAGCAATGAATCCCGACAGAGATGGTATTATTGGCATCGAATTACCGGATTTCCTGATGATAGAAAGGCTTCTTGAGAGTGGAAACCTGAAATATGCAGAAGCATACCTCAACTATAAGAGCAAAAAGAATAAAGAAAGGCAACTTACCCTACAAAGAGAAAACATGAGGCTCGATGCCGAAAGAGAACAAAAGGGAAATGAACAAAAAGCACAGATCGCTTTAGCAGAAGAAAAAAACAAAACAGACGAACAGATAAGGCTCTATGAGGCTAAGAAAGTGATTGATGATAAGTTTGCAGAGAAAGAGCATATAAGAAAAAAAGAGCTGGTTGAGTTAGAGAGCACCCTTGGAATCGTGTCAGAGACAGTAAAAAGCGAGTCATCAGTATCAGCATAATAAATTTACTTACCTTTGTTAAACCAAAATAAATTACAGCTATGGCAAAAAAGCAAGAAGATGGCAGAGATGATGAAGTAGCAGCCCTTATGAATATAGAGGGTGTCGATTCGGCAAAAATCGCAGCACAAATTTCAGGACAGGAAGACGATACTGTTATTCCCGATGACAAAAAGTCCGATGATAAAAAACCGGACGACATCAAACCAGAAGATAAAAAGCCGGAAGATATTAAACCGGAGGACAATAAAACTGAAGATAAAAAAGACGTACCCGATCCAGAGACTATCAGAGCTACCATGCTGAACGAGATGTTCGGAGAGCAGTATAAGACAGTCGAGGATGTTAAAAAAGCAAATATACCCGAAGCACTAAAGGAACTGGATACTCTGAGACAGAAGAACCAGGAACTTGACGCACTCGTTAAGGCAAAGCCAAAGCATCAGTTTGCAAATGATGATATTGCCATGATGAATGAGTTTGTACGTGAGACGGGAATCAAAGATGTGGGTGTTTTTAATAAACTGCATGTATCAGATGTCGCAAACATGGAACCCATGGATGCATTAGTCTTACAGCATGTCGTTGAAAACCCCTCATTGGCAGGGAAGGAGCCACAGGTACGCAGATATTTCGAGACGAAATTAGGTGTGGACCCTTCAAAGATTGACCCTAAAAAGGTCGAGGCAGGCAGTCTGACCCAAGAGGAGCTTGATCAAAACAAGGCTGACTATGATGTGAACCTTATTGGCGTGACCGCAGAGGGAGCGAAAGCAAAGGAGAAACTCATAGACCTCAAAGGAAAGATTAAAATGCCGGAAGCACCTGCAGAGGATGATACCCCGGCAGGGAAAGCCAAGTGGACACCTGAGATTGAAACTACTCAGAAGGCCAGATGGACGAAGGTAGGTGAAGCGATGATTGGCGAATTTGCCCAGTTACCGATTCGTGCCAAAGGGGCAAAAGACCCTATTGTGAACTTTGTTTTGCCAGAGGACGCAAAAAAGTCATTACTGAGCAACACCATGGATTACATTGTTAGCAACCAGATGGAAGTTAATCAAGAAAATGTAACCGCAGTAGGTACTCAGATGTACTATAAGATCAAGGAGGACTATTTTGAAGACATC